GACGATCGATGAGCGGGTACCGGCCTGCCAACCTCCCACCGCCGACAGGATCGCCGCGCGCTGCTGGTCGACCGGTGTCCCGGCTGTGACACGGGCGCCGACGAGCTGAGCGAGCCATGGCAGCCAGCCGGCGTCCGCCGTGGAGGGGTCGGTGAGCGCCGACGATGCAGGCGGAGCGATCCTGTCGACGAGCGTCTCGAGGTCGCCGGCCTGGTCGACGATCGAGGCGATCCAGCGGAGCAGCGGGAAGTCGTTCGGAGGTTCGCCTGCAGTGGCGTCGGCGTCCCGGTAGATGGCCGGGAGACGGTTGTAGAGCCGGAGCGTCGTCGCCGAATACGGGTCTGCGGCGGCGTCCCAGCCGAAGCCGCTGTCGAATGTGCCGCCGCTGTCGAAGGTGGACACAAGAAGCCCAGACCGGTCAGGGGGTGTCGACGGTGACGGTGACGGTGCCGGCTTCGGCGATGGGCCCGAACCCCGAGAGCGTGACGTCAGCGGACGGGGCAGTCAGGTTCCCGACGATGTAGTCGACGCCGGGGACGTTCTCGATGACGTTGACGAGCTTGTACACCCGGACGACGTTCCCCCACTGCCAGGCGTCGGGAGACAGGTAGCCGCGGATCGCGGCTGCGACCGCTGTCTGCAGGGCGGTCGAGTCCGTGCCGGCGGTGGCCATCACCGTCACGGTGACGTTGACGGTTGTGACGGACGGGTCGACGACCCGGACGAGGAGGTTCGCTACCGCCTGGGCGTTCATGGCCACCTGCATCGCCGACTTCGCCGGCGCCGACAGTGTCGCCCCGCCCTGGCCGAGCACGGCGAGCGACACGACCCCGGCGGCGGTGGCGGGGATAGAGGCGTCGTAGTTGTCCTCCACGTAGGCCCGGTAGGCGCCGTTCGCGAGGGCGTACGCCTGGAAATGGGCGGGGAGCACCAGAGTCGAGTTCAACGACTGCAGGGCGGTGGTGGCCCTCGACAGCCACGCCGACGACGACTCGGGGAGCGCACCGGCCGTGACCACCGATGCGAGCACGGCGGAGGTGACGACGAACAGGGGCTGGGTCACCGTCACCTGAGTGCCGGAGGCGACCCCGTTCGCTTGGTCGGTGTTCGATGTGCCGGTCGCGGTGACCGTGCCTGTCGTCGACCCGGATGCGATGGCCAGCGGCTTGTCGGTCGTGAACGACACCGGCCCTCGAGGTGTCGACACCTGGAAGCCGGTGCCGGCCGGGACCGTGTACCCGTTGGTCGTCTCGACGGTGAAGGTGACGCTCGTCGTCGGCGGCGTCCCCTGGAGGCGTGGCAGGTTGAACAGGCCGAGGAGCGTCTCGACGGTGGCGCCTGGCAGCCGGTTCACTGCGTACACGAGCTCGGAGATGATCAGTGCCATCCCCTCCCACACGACCATGGCGGTGTCGCCCTCGACGACCTGCAGGCCGGGGAGGTACTGCAGGGCGTTGAGCACCGCCCGCTGTACGAGCGTCGACGGGTCGGCGTCGTAGACGGTGAGGTCGGTGTAGCGGGTGACGTCGGGTGATGGGGCGATGTAGGTCATCGGAAGCCGACCGTCACGTCGATCTCGTTGCCGGCGGCCGGCTGGGTGGTGATGGCGGTGATGTCGACCCGGGGTCCGTAGAGGGCGACCTGGCCGGTGACGACGCCTGCGGGCAGGCCGGCGAAGGCTGGGTCGGGGATGCCGAAGCCGGGGGCCATGTGCCGTTCCCCCTGGATGGTGGAGAGGAGCACGGCAATCTGCTCGGCGTTGGCCTGGTCCGAGCCCTGTGTGACGGTCACGACCCGGCCTTGCGGGTCGAGCCGGAACGGGAAGCTCAGGATCTCGGCCATCGACCTCGGATCGTCCGGCCGGGACGGTACCGGGTTGGTGCTATTGGAGAACTCCGACGACGCACGGAACCCCGAGGCCACCAGAAGGGAAGGCGATCAGCACCCGGTCACCAGCGGTGTACCCACCCGCCCGGTTCGTGTCGAGAGCATTCGCGGGGAACGGAGCACTGTCGTCGGAGACCCGCACGGTGATCTGGCCGTGGAGGGCGCCGGTGACAACAGTCGCGTAGCCGAGCTCCGGGGAACGTGGCTGCGGCATCAGACCGCCCCGCCGCCGTAGTTCAGCTCGGGGACGAACGCCGCCACGTCAAAGTAGGAAGCCGGCACGATGTCGACCTGCACATCGGTGCCGCTGTGCGGCGCCTGGAGGACATGGGTGCCGTCGCCCATCGAGATGGCGACATGGTCACCTGCGACAGCCTTGCCGGCGTTCTTGAACAGCAGCGCGCCGCGGACGTTCATCGCCGCCGCAGGGGTGAGCGTCATGCCGGAGACGGCGGCGCAGTGGGCGTACTGGTCGCCGGAGTAGTGCGGGAACGTGATGCCGAGCTGGTTGAGTGCCCACATGACCAGGCCGGAGCAGTCGAACCCGGCCGATGGGCTGGTGCCACCCCACAGGTAGGGGACGCCGACCTCTTTGAGGGCGATGTCGACAAACTGCAGGTTCGTGGCGGTCGGCGGCCGGCCGGTCGGGTCGCTCGTCGGCGGGTTCGGCGGCACTCCGCCGGGCAGCGACGGGACCGGGTCGAACACCTCGTTGCATGTGATCTGCACCGGGCCGGTGCCGTTCTCGGTCCACTGCACCCGCTTGACGACCCACCTCTTGGTGGTGAAGAAGCCGGGGCCGACAAGGTTGACGAGGTGGCCGGGGCGGACCTGCATCCCGATGTTGCGGGGCAGCGTGAACTGGGCGGTGTCGCCGGTGAAGAGCTGCAGAGAACGCAGGCAGACGGGGATCGACAGCGACTCGACCTGGGCGGCCGGATCGGCGCCGAAGCCGGGCCACGCCACGGCGAGAGAGGGGGCGAAGGTGGCGATCCAGGTCGGCTTGCCGAAGAACACGCCGCCGGCGGTCTCCCACAGCCAGAAGCCCTCCTCGCCGGCCATCTGCTGCGCCAGGTCGTAGTAGGACTGCCACTGGGTGACGGCGGTCATGGACGGGTTGAGCAGGATCGACGGCCGGGCGCTGGTCACCTCGCCGCTGAACGTGGCCGCGGCGACGCCCGGCGGGAGGGTGGCGTTGAACTCGGCGACGCGCCCCATGATCCAGTCCGTCGCCGACACCCCCGTGTAGGTGGCCCGCACCCGCTTGGTGGCCATCCAGCACAGCACCGACGGGCGCAAGGTGATGATGCTGGCATCGACGCCGCCCGCGGCGGCGATGGTCTGCACCTCGGCGACGGTGAGCGTCTCGCCGCGGAAGTTGATCGGCTGCGAGGTGCCGTCGGTCGGCACGATGTTGCCGGGGAGGGTGCCGGTGATCAGCATGCCCGGGTCGGCGACGGTGAGCTGCACCTGCGGGAGCTGGTTGACAGTGAGGTCGACGGTCGATTCTGCAGTGACCGCGGCGGCGAGCTGGTCGCTGCTCGTCCCGGCCGGGTTGAACGGCCACTGGACCTCGGCGCCGGTGAGGTTCTGCTCGATGACAGCCCCGAGGTTGAACGCTGGGAGCTTCGCTTCGGCGACCGGGGCCGGGGTTCAGACCGGCGCGGCGGCGGTGCTGGTCGCGGTGTCGCCGGGAGCTGTCCAGTCGGATTGCGGCCGTGGCACCGCCGCCCCGAGCAGCCCGTTGAACACCGAGATGATGTGGTTGGCGTAGGCGGGGTCCGACGCCCAGTTGCGGGTAAGTCCACCGACCGTAGATGCCTGCTTGCCTTGCCACGACGGCGCCACGTCGGGGTAGGCGAGGCTTACGCTGTTCCCGCCGACCACCTTGGCGAGCAGTTGGATCTGCGCGCGGACCCCCTCGAACGGGGTGGCGAAATCGAGCCCAGCGGGCGCCCCGTCGGGGTGGGCGATCCCTGCGAAGTTGTTCCGTGCGGTGTCGGGGTTGGTGAAGTAGCCCGTCTCCCAGCATGCCTGGGCGAAGGCGAGATCGCCACGCACCCCTTGGGCGTCACCCTCGACCAGATAGCGGTCGATGAGGGTGTCGGCAGTCTCGCCCTGGGTGATCCGGCCGTTCCCCTTCCCGAGGCCGTGATACCAGGCGGATATCTCCGCCGCCGACATCGTGTTCGGGCCGAGGATGCTGAGCGAGGTGTCCGCTGCCATTTACGGCACCCGCAGCGCCATGCCGGGCACCACGTCGCGGGGGTCGGAGATGTTGTTGGCATCGAGGATGCGCCGCCATCCCGGCTCGGGGGTGCCGTAAGCCTGGGCCGCCAGGCTGTAGATGGTCTCCCCGGGGGCCATGACAACGACGGTGACGAGACCCACGCCGCCGCCCGACCATTGGGCTGGCGGCTGTGCCGGCGGGGCGGCCCATGCGGCTGTGGCCGACACTGTCGGCGGGTCGGAGACCTCTTTGAGGGTGATCGAGGCGGTGGCGCGGGAGATGTTGTTGGTGCCCGGCTGGCGATAGACGCTGGTGATGTCGCAGCCGGTGATCCGCCACCGGCCGGTGGCGGTCAGCGCCGCCGACGAGTCGAACGCGCCCCATGTGAGGGCGATGGCGTTGGCTGTGACGGTCGAACCGGCCAGGTACTTGAGCTGGGTGATCACTTGCTCGACGGTGTTGGCCGGGTCACGGGGTCCGCCGTCGGCGCCGACGATCGTGACGGTTAGCTTGACGGTGGCGAGGTTCCCGCCGGCGGGGAGGAGCAGCGGCTTCCGGCCGGGGCGCGCCACCTCCTGCCAGTTGGCGGCAAGGTTGGCGTAGGCGGCCGCCGGGTCGGTGATCGGCAGCACCAGCGTCGGCTGGTTGGGGCTCGCGCCGACGACGGTGAGCGCAGCGGGAACGTCGACCGACGGTTGCGCGCCCGGGACAGTGACGACGACGGCGGGCATCAGCCGCCCCGCCTGGTCTGCTGGTCGTTGTAGGCGGCGATCTGGTCGTTGATCGCACCGACCGTCGCGTTCGCCACCGCGGTCGGCTGCTGGGCCCCGTTGATCTGGATGGCGCCCGGCTGGATGTGCACAGTGGTGGAGGCGCTCGAGCGGTTGGCTCGTAGGTCCCGGAAGATGTCGATGCCGGCACCGGCGCCGGCGCCGATCAGGGCACCGATGCCTGTCCCGATGACAGGCACAACCGACCCGACCGCTGCGCCGGCCAGAGCAGCGCCACCGACCGTCTCCAAGTTCGAGCCGATCGACGGACGGCCCTGGGTTCCCTGGTAGGCGAGGCCGCCTCCGGCGACGACACCGGCGAGGGCGCCGAGCTTCCCGCCAATCCCGCCTTCGCCCGCAAGAGCCCCGCCACCGAACGCCGACAGTCCCTTCGCTGCGCCCTGTTCCTCCATGGCGGCGGTCAACGCCCGGATGGCACCGGTGGCAGCGTTGGCCCAAGTGGCCACTTTGGAGAGGACCTCGAAGCCGGCGAACAGGCCGAGCATCGTCTCGGTGGTCGTCGTGTGGTCGGCGAGGAACCCGAGGACGTCGGAGAGGCCGTGGATCGCCGGGGTTGCGACGGTGAGCACGTCGTGGGCGGCGGGGATCAGGTCGCGGGAGATGATCTGGCCGACCGAGCGGATGTCGCCGACGAACATGGTGATGTCGTTGGCGAGTTTCGGGTCGCCGAAGATCCCGGCGAGCGTCGTGCCGAACCCCTTCATGTCGCCGGACGACCATTCGGAGCCGAGGAGGCCGCCCGACTGCTCGAACCGGCCCTTGGTGGCCGTCGACCAGGCGGTGAGCTTGGTAGAGGCGCCGGCGAGCGCGTTGCCGAGAGGGGTCTCGAACACGCCGAGGAGCTGGCCGGCGCTCTTCTTCATCTCGTCGAACTGGCCGGCCCACGTCTTCCGGTAGGCGGAGAGGCCGCCGGTCGCGTTCTGTGACGACGACAGGTCGGAGAAGAAGCCGCCCGGGGTGGCGATCGGTGTCCCGGCCCGGAGGAACCGGGTGCGGAGCTCCTGGGGGGTGGTGCCCATCTCCTTGGCGAGCATCCCGTAGATGTCGACCCCGGCCGCCGAGAAGGCTTGCACGTCGGAAGGGTTGATCAGCCCGGTTGCCTGGATCTGCGCGATGGCCGACGCCATCGTCGTGAAGCTGTTCGTCGGGTTGAGGCTCACCGCCGACAGGTTCGTGAGGGCGGTGAGCATCGGCATGATCTGCCCCGACGCCATCCCAGCCTGCGACAGCCCCTCGAAGGCGGTCGTCAGCCCCGACAAGGGCACTGGGCCCTGCAGGTCGTGGAGCTGGGCGAACACCGACGCCCCGACCGACCCCGAGCCAGTGAACGACGACAAGGCCATGGTGGCTTGCTGCATGCTCGACTGGGTGGTCAGCCCGAAGGTGACGATGCCGGCCGTGGCCCCTTCGATCATGTAGCTGAGCTGCTGCATCGGGTACTGGACCCGGTAGCGGATGGACTCGCCGATGCCGGAGAACGTCTCGCGCAGCTTGGCCCCCTGCTCGTTGGCCTCCTTCATCGCCTTGCTGGTGGCGGTCATGCCGCCCGACGCAGCCTTCGTCCCCTTGACGTGCAGGTCGTCGAGGCGAGCACCCAGTTCCATGACGCCGACTGCCGACTCTTTCGACTGCCGGTCGACGGTCGCGCCGAGCGCGCGCATCTGCTGCTGCAGATGCTCGATGCCGGGGCCAGCCTCGTTGAGGAGCTCGGCGCGGATGGTGACCGTCTCGGCGGTGTCAGCCATTGTCGTCCCCGTTCATGATCGCCGCCTGGTCTTCGGCCCACACGAGTACGGCCGCCTCTCGCACCTGGCGGTGCAGGGCGACGGGGTCGTCGAGGACGGTGACGGGGTCGAGGCCGAACACGTAGCCGACCCTCGCTGCGGTGCGGACTCTAGGGTCGTCGGCTAGGCGCCGGACGACCCGCTCGTAGGGTTTCCGGCCTCTACCGCCGCCTTCCCGAACCCTGCGGCGGACAGCACCTTGTCGGCGGCGGACGTCACGGCGAAGTCGTTGGCGTAGAAGCGGCGGACAGCCTCGGTGGCGCCTGACGGTGAGCCGGCGGGCACGCCGAGGAGCCGCCACAGCTCGGGGGAGGTGAAGGTCACCGGTCGGCCCTGCGGGTCGAGGACGGCGGCGCCTTGGCGGACCATGCCGGTGCACTGGGCGGCGAGGATGGTGCGCTGCCAGCCGAACTCGTCGACACCCGATGGGATCGTGTCGTCCTTGTTGGCTCGCCGCCACCCGGCGAGCTGCGGCCCGTCGATGCCGAGGCTGTAGGTGACACCCCAGCCGGGCCGGGAGTCGACGAGCAGGGTGACTGTGCCGGCGTTGACCGGGGCGAGTTCGTCGGCGAGCGCCTCGAGGTCCGACATCGGTGGCGCGGTCACGGCCGGCTGGGCGGCGCGGGCCGTCGGGCGCATGTCGATGAGGTCGGTCACGTCAGGCTGGTGCAGGTGAAGGTGAGGGCGAAGGTGGCGGCGTTGGCACCGGTCTTGGAGGCGTCGGCCTTGGGGGTCGTCACCTTCGACAGCACGCCGCGCCACACGTCAGGAGGGGTGCCGAGCGGGCTGTAGCCGGGGTCGGTGGGGTCCTGGCTGATCGTGGTGGTGAAGGGTGCGCCGCGGGCGATGCCCTGCTTGAGTGCCTGGGCGACCGGCCCGTCCCGGGTCGGGTCGTAGGGGCGGGTGCACACCAAGTCGTCGACGGTGGGGTTGCCGGTGAGCACCTGGGGTACCGGGTTGCCGCCGTCGAAGCTCTTGGTGGTTGGCACCGACAGGTCGCCGCCGGACAGCTGCGCCCAGAACCCTCCGGCGATGCCGTCGATGGAGACGAGAAACTGCCTCTGGTCGGAGTGGGCCATGCGTAGCTCCTTAGAAGGCGTTCCCGACGGCGACCTTGGTCACGGTCACCGGGATCAGTTCGGCTGCGGGCGCGGGCCGCAGGTAGACGGCGATGGCGGCCTCGTTGGCCGCGAGGGTGCCGGAGGTGTTCACCGATGAGCCGGTGTCGAGCAGGTAGCCGGGGTCAGACGGCTGCCCGTTGCTCGCTGCGGGCCCGGGGTAGAGGGCGCCGGCGGCGATGTAGGGGGCGAGGACACCTCGGATGGTGTTGGCCATCCGGGAGAACAGCTGGCCGTTGGCGTCGATGGTGTCGAACACGTACTGCTCGAGCGCCTGGCTGGCGGCGAACACCACCTGGTTGAAGATGGCCCGAGCGGTGAGCAGCTCGTAGTTGACGGTGTCGGCCGACAGGGACCGCCATCCGTAGAGCCGGATGCCGGCGCGGGGGCGGATCACGTTGACGTGGTTGTCATTGAGGCTGTCGCCGATGGCGTCGGTGACGACCCCTGATGCGGGGTCGAGGCCGATGACGTAGCGGGCGACGCCGTTGGCGCCGGCGGGCGGCTGCCACGGGCCGCCGGCAGCGGCGACGGTGCGAGACCGGACGCCGGCGACGAACCCGTCGGGCGGGATGATGCGGCTGCCGCCTGACCCGTCGGGGATGGCGACCCACGGCCAGAAGTAGCCGGCGTACTCCGATCCGGTCGCACCGCGGAACGTGGCGGCGGCGGCGGTGACCGTCGACGAGCTCATGCCCTGGGTGGGCGAGAGGTGAGCGATCCGGTTGTTCGCGACGGCGTGGGCGATCAGCCCGGAGCCGACGACGCTGGCGTCCTGGCCGGGGATGGCGCAGTAGCCCGACCCGTAGGACGGCCCGATGCTGTTGAGCGCCGCCAGGTAGTTGGTCGAGGTGATCGACGCGCGGTTGTCGGCGCCAGCCGTCAGGGCGGTCGCCGCGGTGACGGCCGGGTTCGCCGTGGCGCCTGTCGACGTCGAGTTGAGGTTGACGGCGTCGACGTAGAGCGATGAGGCGGAGATGCGGGTGACGGCGGTCGGCACGTCGGCGAACGGTCCCCACTGCTCGACCTGCACGCCGCCGTAGAACACCTGCACGAGGTACTGGCCGGTGATCGCCGAGGCGACGATCGCGACGGACACGTTGGCGGACCATGCGCCTGGCGAGGTGGCGATGAACTCGATCGTGTTGATCGCCGCGCCGTCGTGGAGCGACAGGTTTCCCGAGGTGGCGGAGGCGCCGACCACGCGGGCGACGGTGGCGTGGGTGCCGCCCTCGTTGAAGAAGGTGGTCAGGTCATCGAAGAGGGTGCCGTAGCTGGTGCGGGCACCGAAGATCTGCCCGTAGTCGGACATGCTCCCGATCGTGGTC